TATTATTTTCATGAGCGTGGATGGAATAAAATACAGTGGGGTAGAAAGTAATGAAAAAAAAGATAGTTGTAGTTGGTGGAGGAACTGCTGGTTGGCTTACAGCACTTAAAGCACATAAATCGTATCCAGATTTAGATATAACTGTTATAGAGTCAACAGAGATAGGAATTTTGGGTGCAGGAGAGGGTTCTACGCCATACCTTACAGACTTTTTAAATCATTTAAATATACCATTGTCAGACTTAATCAAAAATTGTGATGCAACAATAAAAAACGGAATTAAGTTTACAAACTGGAATAATGATGGAGGATTTTATTATCATGGATTTTCTACAACTGACAAACAACTTGGTTTTGATGTTTTAAGTGATAGATATTTGTCAAATAGTCCACTAATGGTCGCAAGCCTATCTTTAAATAATAGCGTAAATAAGATAGACTTCATGGAAAAAATTTCAGAAGCCAGGAAAGTCCCCTTTACTTTGGAAGCAAACAAGAGAGATTTTGGATTTGTTTCTAAAAAAGATCCAATAGATGATTATAAAAAAATAGGAAACATTTCTATACATTTTAACGCTACTAAACTAGCGAACAGACTAAAAGAAATAGGGACAGAAAGAGGAATTAGAGTAGTTGATGGTACAATAAAAAATGTCTCACTAGATAAAGATAATTATGTAAATGGTTTAACTTTAGAAAATGACGAAAAGATTCTGTGTGATTTTGTTTTTGATTGTAGCGGATTCCATAGACTAATAATTGGTAAAGTATATAATGCCAAATGGAACAGTTATAAAGACTTTCTTCCTGTTGACTCTGCTATTCCATTTTTTATTGATATGGAAGATAAAATACCTCCATATACAGAGGCAATAGCAATGAAATATGGATGGATGTGGAAAATACCACTTCAAACAAGATTCGGTTGCGGGTATGTATATGATTCATCTCTTATATCTGAAAAAGATGCAATAAAAGAAATAGAAGATTTTTTAGGATATGAGCCAACATACCCCAGAAAAGATAAGGGTGGGTTTAAATTTAATGCTGGATGTTATGAAGAACCGTGGATAAATAATTGTGTAGCAATAGGACTTGCAGCAAACTTTATTGAACCATTAGAGGCAACATCTATTTGGGTAAGTATGGTGCAATTATCACAAATATTCGAAAACCCTTTATGGATAAGTGGCAACTCTAAAGAAATAAGAAAAGAATTCAATAGTATTATATTAAAAATGAATAATAGTATTTCTGATTTTATTTATTTTCATTATATAACATTAAGAAAAGATACAGATTTTTGGAAAAAATTCTCTTATGAAAAGTCACCAAAAAATTTAAAAGAAAAAATGGATAAGTGGGGCAGCAGGTTGCCTAATAGTTTAGATGCTGGCAATGAATGGACAATAAACAGTTGGATATTTGTTGGATCTGCACACGATACAATCAATAAAAATGTTGCTAAAACATATACAGAAAACTCTACTGACTATAAAAAGGGAGTTAGTATGTATGAATATTACGATAACTATCAAAATTATAAAATAGCAGAGTGTATTGATCACAGGCAATTTTTGGAGGGATTAAAATGAAATTTAGAACAGAGTGGATTAATGCTCTAAAGACAATGAGACACAAAGAGTATTGGAACAAGCCAAATACTGTTGAGTTCTTTGCTTTTATGACAAAAATATCTATTATATTTCCAGGCTTACTATTCGGTAAGCAATGGTGGTGGCTATACATCTTTGCATTGGTATCAAGCCTTGCATTGATTTGGTCATCGACAGTAAAGACTTTGCCTACAATTATTTGGTTCAATATCCTCTGGACAATTTTGGCTATAACTGCTATAATTAAGTATTGGGTCTAAGGAGGCTTATATGTATACATATTATGTAAGAAAAGTAGAAAACGTAGTAGATGGAGATACCATTGACGTTTTAATTGATTTAGGTTTTGACATTTTATTTTCATCTCGTGTTAGACTGGCTGGTATTGATACCCCAGAGTCTCGCACATCTGATAAAGCAGAAAAGGCTTTAGGTCTTGAGTCAAAAGAGTATTTAAAAAAGTTTCTTAAAGATGCCAAAACTGTTGTAATAAAAACCGAAAAAATGGATTCTTCAGAAAAGTATGGCAGAATACTTGGATGGATATATGTTAATGAAGACACCGTTTCTGTTAATGATCACATGATTAATGATGGTTATGCTTGGGGTTATCTTGGAGATACCAAGGTAAAAGATTTTGATGCTTTAGCAAAAGCAAGAAAGAAGTCTGGAAAGTGAGAGATTCAGAAAGAATATTTCAAAAATTAATTTTGACTGGAGGGTTGCGGTTTGCTGGTAAAGATCCAGAAACTGGGGAGAATATGTATGTAAAAACAGAAATGTTAAAAGATATTGACCCAAAATTAGATAATGCTATCGGTGGTTACTTTTCAGAAGTTACCATGACACTTTGGGAAAAAGGATTTATAGACATGGATGTGACAGAAGCAAACCCAGTTGTCAAAATTAATAAAAAATCTCTTGATGAAAACGAGATTAAACTACTTGATGCAAACGAAAGGTCCGCCCTTAAACAACTTTTAAAAATTATTGCTGATAAACGATGATAGAATAAGTTTATGGGGGCACCTATGAATAATTTAATTGGAGCAGTTTTACTAACATCAATAATTGTACTAGGGGTATTTATTTATATTATTAAAAGTCGTAAAAGTTATATGCCCAGACAAATTGTGAGTCAGGCTATGCTTCATCATAGGTATGCGGGTGCAAAAAAATATAAAAGAAAAATGAAGGCAAAAACTCAATCAGCCAAGCATCAGGACGATTCTACTACAAAAGTTATAGTTGTAGACGACGAGGCCTATTGGATTAAAAATAACACATTTTATAAAGCACCATTGGTTAATGAAAGAATTGACAAAGATTCTGCAGAAAGAGTTGACACAAGTAACATGGATAGGGTACAATTAGATAAGATGTTGTTTATAGTAGACAAACTAACAGAAGGGACAAGTGATGATAGTCGGGGTTCAGGGAACGCCTAACTTCAACAACTATAATATTTTCCTTAGAGCAATGGCTGTTGCTTTGTCTGAATTAAAAGACAACGAAAAAGAGTTTTATTTATATTCTGTTGGTCCAGGCAATATTAATGATATGGCAATGGAGTTTGTAAATCTTTCTGAAAGAGGTATGAAGTCTAGAGGAAAACAGATCAAACTGTTTAGGGTTACACCACAATGGTTTGAAGAAAATGTTGATAGTTTTAACCACTTTGTCTTTGTTTCAAATCCAAAAGAAAGAACTTCAAACTTGGTTAGTTTATCAAAATCAAAAAATATAAATACTAACGTATACAACTTTTAGGAGGGTATGATGAAAACAATTAAATCTCTTGAGGAAATGGAAATTATTGTTTCTAAAAACAAAAATTTATCTTGGGATGGTTGGAATGTTATTGAGATGTTAAGGTCGGATAAGGCATTTACATCAAAGTACGGTGCATTAAAAAACGGTGCCTGGTATTTGAAAAAAACTTTTGTCGTTTCTAGAAACGGATGGGAAATACCTGACAAGTATGTAGCATAACTATGAACAAGCATGAGTGGAAAGATGATGCTGCATGTCTAGATTATGACACAAATGTATTTTTTGATAAATACGAAGAAGATGAACTGCTTAGGCCTGCTGTTGACCTACTTTGTTCTAAATGTCCAGTAAGAAAAGATTGTTTCTCTGTTGGAATTTCTGGCAAAGAGTGGGGCGTATGGGGCGGGGTATATTTAGAAAATGGAGAAATATCTAAAGAATTCTCTAACCATAAAACAAAGACTGATTGGGGGCTTACATGGCAATCTCTAACAATGGAGTAGTTTATACAGACGCTATGAGAAGAGCATTTAGATCATTGGATCATCTTGCTCCAAGAGGGTTTGGTTTAGACATCATAGAGCATCAAGAAGGATTTATTACTGTTAGGGCATCAGAAAAATCTTTTATGCTACTTAGCCATGATGATAAGATTCGTGCCGCTAATTATATGATTAAAACAAAGAAGGCTCTTGAAGCCAATGGCGCTATTGTTCAACTAGTTAGAGAAGGTGGAAAAGAACTATGATTGATTTATTCTTAATTATTTTATTATCTATTACATCAATACTGTTTTTATATATGTATTCTGTTCAAAAAAGAATTAATGTGTCGATTCTTGCCAATACTCTTAAGACTTTGCTAGAGCAAGAAATTCAACATAAAGAAAACAAAACAGATAAAGAAAAAGCAAATGAAGATTTTTTGAAATTTGTTTCAGATTCTCGTGATTTAGCCTATGAATATATAGAGACTGTTCAGGCAGGGCTTCAAAAATTTATTGACGAGGTTGGGCCACAGATAGATTATTACGACAAGTATGGTTCTGCTGTTGAAGGAATGGTAGCCCCTCATGACTTTGCACTCAAAAAAATATCTTCAGAATTTAAAGAATTAAAAAAGTTATTACCAGAAAATGATGATAGAATAATATGATGAAGTTTTATTATTTTGGCGGAGTGATGGGAGATCCAGGCAATATAAAATCACCGTCAAACCTAAACAGTAATCACTTTTCTGGGGTCATGTTTACACATGATATTCCAGAAGGAGACATGTTTGTAAAAGCAGCAGTTGATATAAAGCAGGGAGAGCAAATAAAGTATTTGGTAGCAATTCGCCCATACACGATATCTCCACAGTACCTTTCTATGATAAATAGATCAATGGATAGAATAGATAGAGGAAGACTTCAGATTAATTTAATTTCTGGATATATAAAAGATCACGAATCTGGGGTTGGTGGAATTGTTGGAGATGTAAATGATGATTCAAGTTCTGTTGATAGATCAAACTATATGATAGAGTTTCTTAAGCAACTAAATGAAATGGATCAAGATAAAGAGTCTCCAGGATATTGGCGTGATCCAAATCACAGAAATAAACTAGATGTATATGTTTCAACAACAAATGAATATGTTTTTAAGGTAGCAAAAAAGTATGGGCATAAGATTATTTTGCCATACCACATATATGTTCGTGGTGGCTGGTCTGATGTACTAAAAGATCCTAATAAATTAATTCCACTAGAGTTAGATGGAGTAGAAATAATGCTTGCAATTACTCCAATTATTAGAAAAACAGAAGAAGAACTTGATTTGTTGACAAATTATGCTATCAGGCCTGTTTGGCAAAAAGGAGAAATACCAAAGGTAGTATTAGATGCTGCCTACTTTACACACGAACAATTTGATGACTTTGTAAAAACTCTTGAAAAAAGAGGCATCAACCACTTACTAATTAATGCTGTTCCTTGGCAAGAGGTAGATGTTATAGTTCCATTTATTAAAGACTATGTAGAGTCTAGAAATGTGAGTAAATAGATGAAAGAAATATTATTGTCTTTGTCCGTAGGCCTAGTTTTTGGGCTTATATGTATATCATTAAAATTGCCATTACCTGCGCCTAAAGTTTTTGCTGGGGTTGCTGGTATAATGGGAATATGGATTGCCCAACCAATTTGGGCAGCCATTAGTAAATTCATATCCTAGGAGGAATAAAATGAATGAACAAATTAAAGCAGCACTAGCGTCATATGGTCGCTCAGTACTCGGAGCAGCAACAGCAATGTATGCCTCTGGAGTCACAGATCCAAAGACACTAGCATACTCACTACTTGGCGCACTTGTGCCAGTTGTTTTGAGAGCAGCAAATCCGTCTGATCCAGCGTTTGGAAGAATGCCATCGGTAGAAGATGTAGATGTTGCAGTTAAGTCTGCAAAGGTAGTTAAGAAGCCTGCTAAGAAGGCACCTGCTAAGAAGAAGTCTGGTGGTGGAGGAACTCCACAGCAAGCACTTTAAAACAAAAATAAAATTTGGAGATGTTATTAATTTGACATCTCCATTTTTTATGCTATAATATATATGTACCTGCCCAAAGGGGGGTACTTAAAATGACTCGCTTAACAAGGAGGAAAAAATGGTAAGTACATGGTCATTGGATCTTTTTAAGGATCCTTTTTTTATTGGTTTCAACAGAGAGTTGGACCGCTTCTACAACATCCATCGTGAGGCAACTCGTCAATCTTATCCACCATATGATGTGGTAAAACTTGATGAGGACACTTACAAGTTGTCTTTGGCCATTGCTGGTTTCAGCAAGGACGAAGTCGAGGTTTCTGTGGATAATGGAAGTCTAATCGTCAAGGGTGAGAAAACCGAAGAGGGTACAGAGAATGTCCTTCATAAGGGTATCGCAACTCGCAAATTCACACGCACCTTTGCTCTTGGAGAGTATATGGAGGTAGATCGTGCTGAAATGGCAGACGGTATTCTTAGCGTCTTTGTGGAAAGAAACATCCCCGAAGAAAAGAAACCAAAAACAATCAAAATAAAGTAGTATAATAAAATATTCCGTCATGATACATGCAGTTGCTAATAGCAACCTTATTGCTGAGTACGGATAAGCCCAAGATCGCAACTTGGGGGACCTGAGCAAGTCTATAAACTGCTCCATATTTATGCTATAATAGTTAGATGCCATATCGTATAGGTTCTAAGGGGTCGTCAGGTTGTTCTGGATACCCTGCTTTAAAGGACACAGGAGAGGTTATGGGATGCCATAAGACTCGTCGTGAGGCAGCAGCACAGATCTATGCTATAAACCGTTCTGAGGGCAATATAGGCAAGGCTATGGTAAAAGAAGGCGACATGGTGATGGCCCCACATGAAGAAGAAATGTATGTTGGTCGTGTAGTTCATGTAATGACAGATGGTATGCTTGGTATGCCAGGATCAGAATATTCTCTTGAAGCATCAGCAGAAGAGCCTGCTAT